CTCCCGGTACCTGGACGTATCGTTCCTGATGCTTTGCCTCGCTCGACCAAACCTGGTCCCTGCGGGTATGTGCATCATAGTGACCCTCGTCCTCTGAGTTCCTGCCATATGACTAACAACGGACCTTCCGTTGCTCTAATCGTGAAAGTTAGTGATGGCTTTCACTTCAGGACTCTCCCTCCCTTCTACACTGACCAGAATTGCAAAGAACCCGAAGGCATCGCTGGTCTTAAGTGGATAAACTCTTCTAGCTCACGGATTACATGGTACTGTCCGTCTGAAGCTCACTCTCATGCCGATGCGATGGATCCAACATTCCATGGCTACAAGTGTACCCCTACTGGGCACACTTGGGCTTTTGAGTCTGAGGAGAATAAGTTGGGAGAAAGAACATACCTTGAGCACCACGATGATGTCCCGTGTGGGATGCTCAAGCCTCAAATCCACATGCAGCCTCGTGCCGAATGTGGTCTCACCTTTGATGGTGAACGTGGTTATCGAGAGATCCCGCGTGTTGAGACTTCCGAAGAGTACGAGGACGAAGACGGTAACGTCAAGTTTCGCACTATTAAGAAGGTTGTTTTGAATAAGTACGGTAACAGGATACTACTAGACAATGATGGGCAACCGCTCACCGTTGATAAGGTAGTTGATTGTTGGACTCAGGATGTTCACCTTGAGACAATCTGGGCTAGTCAGCCTTATCCTCTTATTGGTGGCTCTTCGACAGGTACCGAGTTTACAGGTGAACTCGTGTCGATGGGCTACCACCCGTTCGTCGGGGTTAAGGAAGTTCGTGGATTCCCTATGCCCTCTGATACCAAGTTGCTTGCGTTTCAATACGCAGGCAGTGGTACGACGTACGGTGTCGATAGTAGCTTCGATGGTATTCCTCAATCCGGTTGTCGTGGACGACGTCTTCCGGAGACTTTACGTGCGCAAGTCGCAGCAGTGTGCGAACCCTTTAAGGTTCGTCCGGTTACGAAAGGACCGGCTTTAGCATACTGGCTCAGTAAGTCGTACCAAAAAAGTATACATGCATACCTTAGGAATTCCGCAATTTAACCTTTGCGGCTCCAGTCTTGAACGTTCTGACATCGATTTCCTCGATCGTCGGAGCCCGAAGAAGACAAGGTTTGCAGGTCAGCGCTCTGGTGAAGACCAGCCCGGTTGGGTTTCCGGGGACTACAGCGCTGCTACCGACAATGTTGATATTCGTTTGACTCGGATATGTCATGAGGTGTGCATGGAGCAGATGCACCGCCAGTTCCATAGTGGCAACCTTGATGTATCCAAGAGTGAGCTCGAAGCTTATGATCGTATCCTTACGTCGACCATTGAGCCTCATGAGATCTCCTACCCGCCTGAGTCGGGTCTCAAACAAGAACTTTACCCTGACAGTGCTGGAATCCTTCAGCAGAACGGACAATTGATGGGATCACCGATCTCATTTCCGTATCTCTGCTTAATCAATTTCGCAGTGTCTTGGGAGGCCGTATTTCCATACCTTCGTGACCATCGGAAAGTTCCGATCAAAGTCAACGGTGACGACATTCTCTTCAAATGTTATCCCGCAGAATACGAGGTCTGGAAGTCGGCAGTTCGAAATGCCGGATTCAAACTTAGCGTTGGGAAGAATTTCTTCCACCGTCGCTTCGTCTTCATCAACAGCGAGCCTTGGCAGTTCGTTGATCGAGGCGATGGTATGCCAAAGTTTGAGTATATTCCATTCTACAACCAGGGACTAATGTCCGGCCAATCCAAGGTCGGTAAGGTCTCTGGTGTACCCTTCTCTGACTTCATGATGCCTACGTATGCTCTCCAACCTGAGGCTATCGCTGGCGCTAATGATCGTCAAAATGCACTCGCTGAGTTCGCCCATCGTCATAGGGAGCATTTGGAGGAGGTTACTGGTGAAG